AGTAAATGTTTTTAAGACCACCGACTGCATCCTTGCAATCGATGGTAAATCCTGATGTTATTGCGCAAGGCATATACTACTAAGCTAAAGTGAATTTAACAATCTCGTTTGGTAAAGCAATCTGAACGCCTGCTTTGAACTCTACGTTCCAACGAACCTCCATAGCTTCAACTGCGTAGAACATTTCCCACTTGTACTCCTCGTCAGCGATGTCGCAACCAAAGAATAAGTTAGAAGTTCTCATAGCAATAATTCTGTTAGTTCCGTTCAAACCATTTACACCTACTACGGTCAAGTTAGTGCCAGGAATAACGATTTCAAAACTACCATTGCTTGCGTCTGTATTGTAGTGGAACAAGTTAGCGTTTGTTAACGCCATTTGGTAGGCTCTAAATGTGTTCATTCCTACGAAGATTCTTAAATCTTCTTTACCTAATAACTCAACAGGAATGGCTCTGTAAATACCTTGCATAATTGCGATGGCATTTGAAGGAGTAATTCCACCTGATACGCTATAAGGCGCACCTGTCATAAATCCTGATACGTTAGCTTCGATAACTCCACTTGCTGCATCAATGATTTTTAAAGCACCATCAAATTTGTTTAAGTTTCCGTTACCAGATAAAGTGTTACCTTGCCAAAATGCAGTTTCTAATTGCTCTGCGATTAAACCTGTCTTCAAAGTAGCATATTGCTCTTCGAAAGGAACGGTCTTAGGATTTGAACCCGAAGGTAATAACAACTGAAGATACTTTGTTTCAAGGTCTTTAGGGCATAATGCCTCTTGAACTTTAATAGGAGCAACGGTCATAGTTCTGTTTGAGAAAACAGTAGTACCACTTGCATTCCATCCGCAAGATGCTCCCGCTTGAAATACTGCATCAGTATCCATCACGTTTACTTGCATTGTAGATTTCACGTTTGGCATCTTAGTTGCCAACTGAATAGATTTAGCTGTGAATAATGATTGAATCATTAGTTCACGCTCGTTTGGTTTGGTGTAGGCTAATAAGCCTGTTACATTAAATGCCATAATTTTTTTATTTTTTGTTTAAAATTTTTGATACTTGTTCGATTGAATTAAATAAGTCAAGTTTCTTCTTATCCTTATTCTCTGGCTCAATCACTTCCACTTCTTCTGGTTCTCCGCTGATTTTTTCTACAACTTCGAACATTAATTTAAGACTTGTTCTCAAGGTGTCGTTCTCTGCTTTTAATGCTTCAAACTTAGCAACTAAAGTCTTAGCGGTACTATCTGCTTCAATAGCTGAAAGTCTTACCTCGATGCTCTTAACATCTTCTACTTTTGCAAAGTTCTCAATCTCGATTTCAGTTTCTCCCTCGTCTTCTGCTTCTTCTTCTTTAGTCTTAACCTCAGTAATTAGTCCGTCTTGAGATACAATCACTCTGCCATCTTCAAGTTCGTGAGTTCCGTCTGGTGCAGGAGTTACGCCTTCTTCTGAAATCACATACAAAGGTGAACCCATTGCAAGTTCTCCTTCCCATTTAACTATGGTAACGCCATCACTTAGTTTGGCTTCATCCATCTTTACCTCAACTTTATCTTCTTCGAAAAGAATCTTCTTTAAAGCAGGTAGGTTTTTTTTGATTAGGTCTTTTAATTCCATAATGTATAATATTTATATTTTTTTAATTAGTAATTAATTCAAGTAAAGCCTCGATAATTTCATCGTCTTGCGACTTGCTATGCTTAAAGATTCCCTCGACCGAAAATCCTTTAAATTCGCCTGTCTTTATGAAGTCTTGCCAAATTTCTTCGTTCTCAACTTTGCAAGAAATCCACCAAGTTCCGTCAGGTACTTTATCATAACCTTTAGGAGTCATTATCCCTCTTTCAGAATTGATAATAAAAGACTCTATCAAGTAAACTCCTTCTGCTATCTCGGAACTATGCGACTTGTTAAAGTTCTTTGTATAGTCGTGCTTAAAGAATCTCTCAACTATTTTCTCAATAGTTTCTGGTTTAAAGAATACGTTATAAAGTGAGCCATCTTCACGCTTCCTAAGGATAGGAATGTTTGGAATCATTGCCGCACCACTTATGATTTTCTTTTCCTTATCTGCTTTGAACGCAAACTTAGATTCTTTATCTATGCTTTTTAATTTTCTTGATGCCCATTCAACTCCTGCATCTCCTCCCCAAGCTAACCACATCAATCTTCCGCATCCATCTCCTAATTCTTTTTGTGAGTTCTGTCTATGGCGTTCAAATGCTGCCATTCTTGCGATGGTATCTCTACTTATTGGTTCGCCTTTTGCCAATTGATTTGCTCTTGCTTTACCGACTTCCGTTCCGCAATCACCCCATCCATTCTCCTCTGCATATCTCAAAGCAATTTTAGCGTTCTCTTTTGCTTGTTCTGGATAGTCTGAATAACTATCAACATCGTTAAAGGCTTGCCACTCTAATTCGATTGCAGGACTTTTAACCAAAGCAATAAAATCTACTCCGCTCTCTTCGTTATCGTCTATTGTCAATTCAAACAATGGTAAATTCATAATCTTAAATATAAATTATTGAGTTTTAGTATTATTGAATGGTCGCTTTAGTCTTGATGCTATTTACCTTCTCTTGAGCGTTCGTGATGTCTGATTCAGTTACAAATACTCTTACCTTGCCGCCTTCGTTAGTAGTCCGTATTGGCTCTTCGTTACCTAACCGAGTGAAGGAAGATGAAGGTCTGATAACAGGAGGAAGACTTGGAGTTCCACCGCCACTTCCACCACCACCATTATTTCCAGGAACTCTAACCGCTAAGATATTTTTAACCGCTGCAAGTCCCGCTACTCCTGTAGCTATTGATTGGGCTATTGCATAACCAGGAATTGGAACTCCAGAAAATGCTGCTAATGTTTTAGCTATTGCAGTATAGGTTGAAATAGTAGCTGATGCAACTGCTAACGCTTTACCTGCTGCCGTATCTCTGCCCGCCATCTCTGATGCTGAATTTAATATTTGACTATAAGCATCTAATGTGGCTATCTTGGCATTAGCCTCTGCCTCTGCTATTTTTTTTCTCGCATCCGCTGCACCTTGTTCTATGTTCGTCCTTCGGTCTTCAATGCTTTTTATTTCTGCAAGTTTTTGTTCCCTTGTTAATCTTTCGTCTTCTGCAATGGCTTTTAAATCTTCTAAATCCTGCGCACGTTGTTCACGCTCTGATTCATTTAAAGATTTTGTTCTTTCTCTATCGTTTTGCTCTTGCTTCTTTTCTTTTTCTCTTAGTTCTTTAGCCCGCTCTTCGTTGTCTTTGTCGAAGATTTCTTTTTTCTTTTTTGCTTCCTCTTCTGCCTTTAGCGCATCCTCTTTTTTCTTTTGTAAGTCGGCTATTGCTTTCTCTTCTTTAGCTTTTCTCTTTTCATCTATGACTGCGCTTGCGTTATTTATCTTTTCTCTCTTCTCCTCCAAGTTACCTAAGGCTTGCACTCTCTTAGTGTAGTTTTCTTGAAGTGCCTTAAGTTCATCATCTGCCGCATCATTTACGTTATTTAAACTTTCAATAGTTGCACCTTTTTGAATAGCTAAGATTTGTTGATAAGTTGCCCCTGCCGCTTTTGCTTTCTGAACTAAGATTGCAGTTTCCTCCCTCTGGTTTTTCTTTAAGTCTTCGATTTGAAGGTTCTGAAGTCTTGTTGCTTCTTTGATTAATTCATTTGCCTCCTTCTCGCTGATAGATTTGTTCTTAGCTTGCTTTAATAACTTGTCAATTTGAGCCTCATATTGGGCTTGCTTTAAATTAAATGCGCTAAGATTGTCCTCATAATCTCGTAACATCTTAGAGGCTTGCTCTGCTGCTGCGGCTTGTTCTCCTATTGCCTTTGTGCTGAAACCTAAACCTTGAGTAAAGTTATAAACCGCAGTTTGTAAGCCTCTAAAAGCACCTCCTAACATTGCAAATTTATCAGTAATCAAATCAGTTAATGGAGCGAAGTCTTTGAAGATAGCATACAAAGCACCTAACGCTGCTACTACTGCGGTAATAGCTATACCGATAGGCGTTGCAATTAGCACTTTAAAACTATTGAATAAGTCTTTTACTCCTTTTGCCGCTTGCCCTGCGCTGCCAGGAATATTGTCTAATGACTTATCAAAGTCGCTTACTTGCTTTTTAGCTTCTTTAGCACTCTTGCCTGTGTTATCTAAACCCTTTTGGAGGTCTTTAAGTTCGGCTTCGGAATTACCCGTTTTGAGTCCTATCGCAATTAATATGTTATTTATCATTTCTCAATTTCTTTAAGTATATCTATAAAATCTGAATCACTTAGTAATTCTTTAATGTGTCGTATCTCGCTAAAATTCTTTATTAGTTCGTTCATTTATGAGCCTCCTGTGTTTACTATTACCATTACTTGCCACTTACCTTTATACGCCATCAATTCAACGGTATGGTGGTTTTGTAAGGTAAAGCTATTTGAACTATTTATTGTTTGACCTACTTTGATAGGGTACAATTTAACCGAACCTCCATTGATGTTCTTGATTCTTATAATGGGCTGAACTCCACCTAACAATTCTTGTTCAGCATCGGGAAGAATAATATCATCACCGCTTTCGTAAAAAGAAACTTCTTCGCTGAAATTTAAAAAGTATGAATCAGTACCGCTTAAACCTTGAACGGTTGTTTGCTTTCGTTTCTCGTCTGTAAAGATTAATCCATTGTCCTTTGTTGTGAACATCGGCATATCTTCGTTGTCGATTACCGCACCGCCTCCACCATTACCACTACCTGATTGAAGGATAAACGGAGGTGCTACTTTTAATTTTAAGAACTCAAGTCTGCAAGGCTCGTTATTTGTAAGGTCGTTTTCGATAGTGTAAAGTCGATAAAATTGTTTGTCAATTTGGTAAAATTTTCTAAAGTCTAAGTTTGCAAATTGATTCTCTGTCAAGTGAAAATATCCTCCTACTAACTTTGAATCTTTGTCGGTTATCTCTTCAATGGTCTTTCTCCAGAATCTATTGTACAAATTCCCATTCGTGTAAGTAGTGTTACCTAATCCGTAATTAATAGCCTTAGGCATTGCCCATCCCAAGTCAAGTTGAGGATTTGCTAAACTATCTAACATTCCCGCATAAGGAAAGTCTACATAATTATTTAATCCTGCGTTGTCTTTTAATGTCCAGCCTGTTGAAGTTGCGACTAAACCACCATAGTATAGGATGCGAATATTAAACGAAGGCAAATCAGCATCTTGTTTAGGCGGGTCTTCCATCCTAATCTTAGAGTAAATTCTATCGTGAGTGCTTGCGTTTGCTAATGGAGTAGCACTAAAACCTACTTCAACCTTTTTAGTCTGCGTTAAAAAGTCATTATTGACTTGAACTAATTTAGTCGAGTAAGGCTCTCTAAATAAATCTTGATACTTTTTATTGTATTCATCATTATCAGACTTGTAAAGCATTTCTAACCTTCTAAAGTCAAGCACTCCCATAGGTTTTATAAGCAACTCTCTTGAAGTATCTAAGAAGTTAGTGAGGTCTACTACATCATTTGTGTAAAAGGTATCTCTCGGTTCAATTATTAACTTCTTAGGGTCTATCTTATCTGGTACTATGTAAAGATTAAACATCTTAAATAGATAGCTTAAGAAGTCTGCTTGCTTTACTTCTTGTGGAAGTGCTGCGTTTATTGATATAGTTTGACCCTCGTTGTAAGTTGAGGAAGGAGAAGAGAAGAATCCAAACCCCGATTCAATGTCAACCTCTAAATTGTTAGCTGCTTGGTTAAAACAATACCACGCAAACTCCATATAAATTCTATCTCCACTTAATGTATCAAATTCTTTTGAGCCAAAGTTTATAGACTTAGTTATGCCTGTTCCATTTGGAGTTGCACTAAAAGAGTAAATAGTGGTTGACCCATCTACAATAGTTCTTACCCCACTCCGAACCCTTATTACATTTATCACTAATCCTACTTGTTGAGTAAATGCGCCACCGCTGACATTCCTAATAGTTATATCGCCTTGTAAACCTACTCGATACTTCCCATTGTTACCGGTTGCAATTTGAACCCAATCATTAGCTGTATCTGCTCCCGATGGAACGGTGTCTTTAGTGATAGTATTAAAATTAAAAACTTTAACATCTGATATGACAGGAATAGTTCCTCCAGAATCCGTATAGGTTACGTCTGCGCTATTCGTTACTTCCCAAGTTCTATCGTCAACTTCTTGCTCGGTCATTATGAACTTGCCACTTGTAAAAGGAACGATTAACCTTTTGAACTCAATCGAATTAAAGAAGTCTGATTGATACCTATACCCTTGACTTGCAAAGATTGAATCGACTATTTGTTTAACGTAAATTGAAGGGTACATCGCCTTCTCTAAGGTGTATTCTATTTCCTGATTGCCTGTGCTGCTTCCGTTATCAATAAGTGGGTAAACATATCCCTCGCCTTTTGGATTGCCACTTACATCAAAGTTTGTGTAGGCGCTTCCGTTTTTTCTAATATCGTTTGCCCAACTATTAGAAATCCAAAAGGTAGTCCAAGCGTGGTCGAATTGACTAAGGTCTAAGTCGGTTAATAAAGACTCTCCCAAGTCTTGAAACAAGTTAGCCAATTTGCCAATGATGATAATCTCGTACTCAATATCTCTATCGTTTATAGGAACTTCAGTAAGTTGTAGGTAACCCCTCATTTGCTCAACTCCGTTATTGAGAATGATTGCTTCCGCTTTTAAATTAGCATTGAAGTCTGGAGTGAAGTTAGTTGTGCTTGTATTGATAGTCGCTCGGTTTAGATTGTCAATATCCGAAAAGATGCTTCTATTCTTAGCCGTTGCAGGGATGCGAATCGATAGTGAGTAATCCGACTTCCTTTGCTCTGGTTCTTTTATGTCAACTATCGACTTATTCACAGGCATTGGAACATTATCGTATAGGTCTACATCAAATGCGCTAACTACCGCACCGCTTACGTTGTACTGATATATCTTAAGTTCTATCATAATGACTGACGATAATTATCAAAGGTGTATTGAATGTTAATCACTAATGAAGTAGGTCGAGTTTCGTTAACCACCTTATTGATAGGGTAGTTTGTTTCCAAGATGTTCACAGGATAATACGTGTCCTTGTCTACTTCTAAAATAACGATAGGGCTAAGCATCAATTCTCTTAACCCTTCCCATTCTGCATCCGTCAACAGGTCGGAGTTTAACTCTATGTTATCGGTAAACTTGGTAAAGTAGTTTGTCTTTAGTCTATCGGTCTTAGCGTAGTTGAGTTGTTGGAACTTCTTAAACTGCTTCCGTTCAATCTCGACTGATTCTTTGCTTACCTTAGTAAAGTTGAAGGAATCAAACCCTCCTAAGTTGTTCAACCAATGTAATCTATAAACTTCGTACTTAGTGCAAGTCTGGTCTATGTTTATCCTCTTAGTAAAGAGTGTATCGTCTCCGTTATCTTTAAACTTGACCTCATAATATGCTGCATTTGGGTTGGTCATATAACCACTTGCGTTCATAAATTCTAAGAACTCAAATCCTGTATTAATTGATACCATTCCCGAAACTATTGCAGGATAACTAAACGAATTAGTAAACAAACTTATTCCTTGAGCGTTGAAAACTGCTATGTCAACTATTGCAATCGTTCCGTTAAGGTCAAAGAAACTATGCCACATTTGCTGATTCGCCCTCAATGAAGGTGTATAAGTAGTCTGATTTAGGCTTACTTGGTTAGAAGTGCTTAGTAATTTAGCAGGATTAAAGGCTGATTTACTCCAATCTAAGAAGTCATACACCGCATTAGAACTACTCTTAGGACTTCCACTTGTTCCATAAGCGGTCAAGTTAGGGTAAATTATAGGCACTCCGCTCACATTATCGTATATCTCCCCGAATTCGAGCCAGAATTTTGCTACTGAATTAGTGTTACGAATGATTCCGTTTGCGTTGAATGAGCCTAAGTCATAGGTAACGTAGTCTTTAACTACGTTAGCCACATCTAAATTTATCGTTCCCACTCCTACTTGCTTAGGGTATGTCAACCTTGCAACAGGATTAGTCTGCCCGCTCACGTTTACATCCACCAAAAACTGAAAGTTAGGTTGCGTTGAGTTGCTCGAACTCACGTTAAAGACGATTTCATTATAGGCGTTCTGCCAATCGTTAGGACTTGTTATAAGTGTTATTGCCATTGTTTAATATTATTTGACATTACCGTTGTAATTTGTTTACCTAATGCCTTACTTAAGGCTTGTGCATAATCGTTTACTACTTGCTCCGATATTGCGTTCTGAATAAATAAAGTCGGCTCGATACCTTTGCGTTTAATCCCCACTCCCATTGCGTAAGCCATTTTACTCTTCTCGTCTATCTGGGCTTTTTTCCTTTGAGTCTTAGTCAAATCCCTTGTCTGAGAATATCTCGATTGAATAGGGATTCCGACCTTGCTAATCCACTTCATTAAAGACTTTTGAAAAGCAGGGCTAACGGTTTCTTTTTTGAAGGAGAATGGAGAGTTCAACTTTCTTCTTGTTCCACTTACCCCTCTATCCACAAACGCAGCGTAGTTGTTACCATTGATAACCACCAAATAATCCTTGCCCCGTTTTGTCGTTGGAACTGCGATAATAGACTGAAGGAGGTCGCTGCTTGCGTTACTTGAGTTAGCCTCGATTAAGTTAGACTTCATTACCTGACTTATGTTGGTAGCCAACTCATAGAGGCTCTGACCTATTGTGGTGTCAAAGCTAATCTCTTGCAAGCTACTCGCATCAGTTCCTAAATTCCCAAGTAGTGATTTATAGTCCATCGGCTTCGTCTATTTGAAAGGTTACAAGGTTTAAAAACTCAACCACGCCCATTTTAAAAAAATAATCCCATTTAGTCTTATCTCCTCCTGCTAAATTATTTATTGTTGCAATCCATCCCCATTTCTTGTAGAAAGGTTTAACTTCTCCAACTTGCCCATTAAATAGGTTGGGATAGCCTCCGATAATTTCTCTAAATAATTGCAAAAAAAAACCATTATAGGAGTAGCATCTTTTAACTTCATCTTTAAGAGGTCATTAGCCACTTCTTTATGGATTGAGCCATTATACAACCACTCTCCAAAGAACGATTTAACAGGTATGAGGAAAATAGCTAAGATGTTATGTATCTCGTCTGCGGGTTCATCCTTACCGGCAAAGTGTGCAAGGTCAATAAATTGGTCTGCCCTGATTGAACTTAATCTGGTGTTTAGGTAATACCAATTCCAACCCACTCGATAGAACTTTGATAGCTTTGCTCTTGGTATTGAATTTTCAGCGTCTAACAATTCTTGATAAAGTTCCCCTAAGTCCCTTACCTTTTCGCTCGATGCGTTCGGGTAAACAAACATTAGCCTTTCAAGCCAATCTTCTTTGGGAATTTGGTTTAACTCGATGAACTTCCGTAAGGTTAAATTAAAGTAAGCCTGTTTAATTCGCATAATCTAAAATATAAATCTAACCCCTCATAGTAACATACTTGCCTTTCCTATTCTCGTTTAGCTTCATTAGTGCAAGATAGCGTAGTGAGTCTATTAAGTGATTGTTAAAGTCGATAGGCTCGTTTATCAACTTACCCGCCTTGTCTTGCTTCCACTTGTAGGTCTTGAACTCTCTGGTAAGATTTGAGCCAATTAAAACTATCTTAAACCTTCGTAAGATGTCGATTGAGTTTGAGATTGAGTCCTTGCCCTTTTGAGTTGGTTTGATGTTCCACCCCATTCTGTAAACTTCCTCGATTGATTTAGGTTCTGCGCTATCGGCAAAGAACTCATCTCTATTTGTGGCAAAGTC